CATGAACTATAAAATATAAATCATCAGGTATTTTATCTTGTTTAAATGCAGGTGCTTGATACATAACTATACATCCACGTACATCATCTGACTTATTATGTGGAAACTTCATAACAGGTCTTACTTTATCACTAGGTCTAAACAGTAAACCAGTAGAAGTCTCTACTAGTATTCCATATACTGCCATTTTATTATGTAATCCTGTTCTCATTAACTCATTACGCCATGATACTAAAGCAGCACCAGGAAACATATTACCTCTTTGTTGTAAAAATGCTTCTCTAGGCATCCAAGGATATTCTGTTATATATTTATCTAATGTGCTTGCATCTTTTGCTTCTTTCTTTAGTTGATCTCTTTTAGCATCTTCTTCTTTCTTTGCTTGTTCTGCTAAAGAGTTACCATCGTTATCCATGTAACCAATCTTATTCTGAAATGACGGAAAGAAAAAACCACATGTAGACCCTGTAGATCCTTCGTCCCATATATTATCAAATGGATATAGATCATATGCTTCTGGATTATAGAACATAGATTCAAAGTCAATTGTTCCTCCTTCCATATCACCACCCGTACCAAATAGTACAATCTGTCCTGTTACAATACCACCATCCTCAACACAGGGACGTGTTGCTAGATAAGAGGCTTTTAAATTATCAAATGCACCACACTCTTCAAATATAACTAGTGATGCGTCTTTACCTCTTGCGGCATCTGGGTTATCTTTAAAAGTAATTGCTTCAACTTCTGATTTGTATCCTTTTTCTATTGCTTGTTTGTTGATATATTGTAGATAACTAGCTCTTTTATGATTAATCTTGTCAACTACCTGTCTTCTCTTCTGCCATCCTGTATGTTCGTTAAGAAAATTCATGTAATCAGTTACCATTGTCATAATTCCTTTAGGATATAGGTATTTTTTATCGTGAGCACACAACAATGTGTATGAATTACGTCTAGTATTAAATAAATTAGCAGCTATGGCAGCATTTTTGTAACTAAATCCTTTACGCCTTGCTTTTGCTACAATTAAATGCTTACCTTCTTGTGCAGATTTCTCTAATGCGTGAAAATATTGGTAGTCACCGTCCCAAAAATTAGGAAATGACACTGTTTTTAGACCTGCTTTACGTTGTTCAGTAGCTTCGGTTAGTTTAATTCTACAAAAATTTAGGTAAAAATAGTGATGACCTGTAATTCTAGTGTCACCTACAGTGTATCCTTCTGTACATCTACGCAATTGCTCTGACCAATACTCATAATAGGGAGCACTTCCTTGAGGATCACCACAATACACTCCTTCAGTTACAAATTTTGTAGCTTCTTCGCTAAATGCTTTTGTGTTTACTAACATATTACTCTTCTAATCTTTCTGGACGTGTATAATCTTTTTTAACTACCTCAACCTGTCCGTCTTCTTTTATTCTAGATATAACCAAATAAAAACTCTGACCATTTTCATATTGATGATGACAATATGCTTTTAATCCTTTTAGATCGTTTTCTCTTTCTATTGTACCACTAAAGTTTTTACCTTCATCGTTTTCATATACAAAATGTGCAGCCCCATATGGTACAAATTCTCCTCCTGTTTCGTTATTATTATAATCTACGTGAGTAGTACGTCCGCATTGCGGACAAAATTTTTCAAATTCTACTCCATCAGCTTTTATCTCTGTAATTCTTAGCTTATGCCCACAGACACATTTTAATTTAGAGTTTGTATTGAATTTTATTTTTGCCATTAGTCTTCAAACATTCCTTTAGTTCCACCTCCACGAATTTGTGCTTCGTTAGCTTGTTCTTTCTTAACCTTCTCTTCTAAAGCATTTATCGTGTCTATTGCTTTAGGTATTTTTTCAGATACTTCTAATAGTTTAGTTACATCTTTCATTATATTACCAACATCGCCTTCTTCATCACCATCTATAAGATCTAATGCAATAGATATTTTTTCATTCAACGCATTTATAACTTTTGAAGATGTAAGCAACCCTTCTTTGATTGCTTTTAAGTTAGTTATTGCAGGGGTACGTTGTAGCTCATTGTACTTATCCATCCCATTGCGTACGAATTGGGTGATTGGACATTTATCGTCAATGTGTAAGTCTTTGAGGAGTCTTTGTTTTCTTTCTCCTTCGGGATATATCGAATAGGGAGATCTGTAGTCGCACATGAAGTAAATGTATGCGAGGTGTTTTTGTGCATTTCTTTTTTTCCTGTCTTTGTCATTTGTTATTATTTTTTTAAACTCCGGTATTAGTTTAGCTTCCGGATTTATTACTACTTGAAAATTGTCTTCTTTGAAAAGCCGCATCGTTTAATTTTTTTAGTCTGTTAGGATTTACATGGAATCTACCAAAGTATGAAAGTCTAACACTATCAAATGCTCCTCTTTTCATAATTTTCTCTAGGTATTCAAATTGTGATTCACATATTTGTTCTATCTCTTGTAAATCACCTCCCATTTCTTCTTGTATCTCCTTATATATTTTTTGTTTTATCTTATTTTTTGCCATTGTTTTCTATATCTTTTCTCATTGTAACTATCATTCCGTGTTTTACTGCCCAGTCATCACATTCTAATTCATCTACAGTTTGTTCACACTTTGCTTTTAACTGGTATTCTAATTCTCTTAATAAAGTTACTAAATTATTTTCACTCACTTGTTTTGAAAGTTTTCTTTTTACCTCCTTCATAGTGATAAGCATGTCCTTCTTTTATCAATGTCTCATTGATACTCATTTTTGTCTCATCTTTATCCATTATGTGTATTTCCCCGAGTACTCTACCATATTTTCCTGTCCCATGAGACACAAGTCTAAAGTAATTAGGCTTGTTAGACACTTTTGTTAATAACTCTTTATTTCTTGCTTTAGCTGCTAGTCCTTTTTTCTTTTCATCTAGATCTCTTGTTCTGCTTTCCCATGTATCAATTCCTTTATATCTAATTCTTCTTTTAACCCATGTGTCAAAACCAAGATCAATCATAGCATCGATAGTATCACCATCGACAACTCTTAATAATTTACCTCTGTATATATATTTATCCATTTTTAACTTCATACATTACTACTCCTCCTAGTTCTTTTGCAATTTTTTCTGCATCTTCTCTAGAACAAGTAATAACCATTTTTTTAGGCATAGATACTTTGTTAGTAGATACTACGTATTTAATTAGAGCGCCCTTGCCCTCTGTATTTAGGTCCATCATAATATTTTCCGTTTTTTTGATTTGTATGTCTGTTTTTAGAATGGACTCCAGGTCTCTTCTTTCTAATTTTTTTATAATATATTGCTAACTTAATTCTTGCTGCCATAAAAATTTATATAATCGTGTGGATCCATCCACATTCTTACAATATAAGTATCAAATTCTTCTACATCTACAAGTATGTCATGTTCAAACCGCATTACTTTTAATGTAAATTGTTTCTTTTGATAATCTAAGAACTCAAATACATTCTCTAGCCCAACAATACGTACGTCAATAAAATAATCATATTCCCCCACTGTTTTTAAATTCAAAAGTTAAGACATTGTTTGCTTTATAATTATAAACTAATGGATGAAACGTGTAACGTATCTTCTTATTAGAATCATACAGCAAGACATTCTTATCTTTTAAACTTTTAATAGAATTATTTAAAACTGCTCTGCTCCAGTTAAGTTGCTTAGCTGCTTTCATTCTATTATCTTTAGAACATGGATTGTCTATATCTAAACCAAGAAGAGTTGCACAAACATTAATTTCAGTTTGTGTCATTTTTAATATTCCGTTTATTGCGTTTAAATAATCTTTAAGGAATCTCTCGTTATTGGTTGGTATTTGTACTTTCATTATACTTAATTACTTTTTCTATTTTTCTAGAGAGTCTTTTAGCAACTAACTGTCTTACATTCTTTAATAACAGTATGATGCATTGATTCTCTGCACTAAAATTCTTTTTTTGTAAACTATAGAACCTATCTATAAGAATATTGATAACTTCTTCATTAGTAGTTCCGTCTTGAAACTTACCATCCTTTTTTTCGGTAAACTTTATGGTTTGAAATTTTGTATTATCTGCGAAATCGGTCGCTTTATACTCTACTCCTGCTTTTACTACGTCCATTATTTATTGATTTAATAATTCTTTATTGTATTCTACCATAAATGTATGGTAAAATAGTATGAAATAAAAGAACTACTAATCTATAAGACTATTATAGAGACTTTTTACGCAGGGTGTCCTTTGTAATTTCTTATAAAGTTACCATCTGTGTTTTTCATTACACTAAGATAGAACTCGGGATCGAGTTCAAAAATTTTCTGTGCCATTTCTACCCACTTCTTTTCCACAGCTTCTTTAGTCCCAAGATCTAATGGTGTTTTAGTTCCTAGGTTAGCACAGTACGTAGCATTTAACTCTAGAATTTTGTCAATTCTTGTTTTGATGCTTTTGTTAGTGTAATACTTCGATCTTACTCTGTTCATTTCTCTTTCCTTTTTCATAAACTACGAAGCCTTCGTCTTTTAATTTCTTTATCCATTTCTTCTTTTCGTTTATTTCTTTTCTACAGTGATCAAAGATTTGATTTTCTATTACATTGTGATTTGCACTCATAATATATGTATTAATAATATGTAAATATACAAAGTCTCTATAATAATTACAAAAAAAATTTTTTAGCATGCTTATGTAAATAAGATTTTTATTTGTATCATTGATCCCCTAGTCGCAAATCTAGTTAAGTTGCTACACTTCAGGTACACCAGCTGTTGGATCGGGCAAATTAAGACATCTGAGAAAAAGCGATATTATCCTTTGTACCTTTCGAGCACCCAAATATCATACTTACTCACGTGCATTTTCTAAAAATTTAAAGGTTCTGGGGGTGCTAAAGCAAAATAAGCGCCCCTATACATAAAGTATCTAAAGGTGTCAATGCATATACCACCTACTGACAAACTCCCCCAGTAAATCTTGCGGTTAATGCACCCCCGCTGAAGTTGGTGCTATAATTTAAATTCGTTCGTTATGAAATTGACCGATTATTTAGTCGATACCTTCAACGCTAAATGTGCTGAGGTAAAAGACGGTCCGAATGGTGCTTTCGTTGCGTATAGCACTACTGAAGACATTGATGATCGCGATGCCGGAGGAACTATTCCTATTGGGAATAGATCGAAGGATGGTAATCTTGAAGACTTTAATGTCTTGATGGTGCCTTCTAGAGAGAATCCGGAAGTTGAGATAGCTATCGCTACTGTGAATCTATATTCTGGTAGAGGTGTAGTGAAGCTCGGCTAGCATCGTGGAGGGATTGGCTGCCTTGTTGGTAGCCTTTCCTACCTACCTACTTACTCTTCCAACCTACTGGTTCAACTCACACAGTAAATACTGGTGTGTTTACGAAGAGCAGGTCTCATACCCAGTCTATCGACCCACATACACACCTATTCAACGTACGAATATTATAATATATAGACTAAATGTAAGCTGGTCTACAATAAAGTGCTTACAAAAGTATCAACATTTAATACAGATAATTACAAATGAAAACATTAGTAAAGCAAGTTTATAACATTTATTCTCTCTTTATTACAGATTTAATACAAGATTGTAGTAAGCGTTATAAGAGTAAGATAGTTAGATATGTTATGATATCATGGGTATTAGGTCTTATGTTCTTAGCATACACCGGAATTATATTTATGATATACATGACTATCAGCCAACCGATTGGTATGGCATTCTAAAATATAGATAGAGTAAAAACCACATTGTGTTTGATCATAAGGTTTGAAGCCCTTCTCTATCTTTTAATTAAATCAATTATTTAAATCAATAAAGTTATGGCAAAGTTTTTATCAGACGAGTCTATTCGTCATTACGTTAGTACTGGACAGTTTAATGTAGTAAAATTAGACAACAATAAAGAGTATAATACTCTTATAAATAGTTATCCATCTTCATGGCATAACCATATTAAGCAGGCATTCCGTTTCGG